AGGCTCTGTAAGATAAGCTAGTATTTTATCTCTGGTATTCACGATACATCCTTAATTTTACAATGCCATTTTTTCTTATCGTCTTGATGCCAACCATGTACATGAATAATCCAACCAGCTTCACGAACATGTCCTACGTTTTCATGGTCACCTATCTTTCGGCAGCGTGCAGCCATATTACTTGCAGTTGTGGTCTGGACTGCTAATACTTCTTTACCCTTTAAAGCTAGTAAGTCTATAAAGCCAAACAAGTCCTGTCTTATCCTTGCAAAACTATTCCAATGTTCTACTACTGCTACTGTGTATCCTTCTTCTCGTAATTTTTTAAGACTTAACTGCGTTGGGCTAGTTGCCATCAAATTGACTTTCGTTAGGTTTAGATGTTCCGTCTTTAAATCTTTTCTCTACATTACCGGTGGACTTATTAAGTTCGTATTCATAAGTGTGTGGTGATACGTCAGGACTGTTTTTTTCCTTTTTGAAAATCTTGTCCCAGTTATCTTGTGCTTCTTGTTCAGAAATTAACAATGGTCTTCTTCCAGAACCTTTACCCATTACTTTACCTCCAAATGTCCATTAGTAAATAACCAACCTATAGTTTTACGGTGTGCTTCTTCCCATGCTGCTATTCTATCATGTTTATCTAACATCTTATCATTATCTATCATGTGGTGGCATTGGTGACATAAAAAAGCTATACGGTAATCATGTCCCTTGATACCTGTTCCCTTACCATCACGCAGTTGGTTAGAGTGTGCAGATACTACAGTTCCGTCTTGCATAGAACACATCATACATGGTGCGCCATCTGCTAATTTAAGTAGTTTAGGGTTACGATAGTTCACTAATAATCCCAACCCCAACCCATAGTCTGACCCCATACCTCTATCTGTTGCTGGTATTCTGTCATTTCTGAAGTTGTTAGTTTAGTACTTGATTTTATAAGTTCTACAGGCATGCCTGCAATTTCTGTTTGGTATCGTAAAAACTTATATCCCATAAGTTCATGTATCTTGTCTTTTTCAATACCAAGATGATGACCTATGCTTGTATACAATTCCCATAGTCTTTCGTTTTGTTCTAGGCTACGATTTAGTTTAGCGTCTGTTACTGTTACACGCCAGCGTTTAGTAAAGTCAAGATTTTTTAGCTTCTCTATAAGCTGAGGTAAGTTGTCTTTGGTTAATGCCCACTTTATCATCTCTCCATCCTTTCGTTTTAAATACTTGTCCGTCTTTAGAAGTTGCTTTGTATTCTATATCATTTCCGAATAGCTTTTTACATTCTTTGATAAAATCATTTATGGTCATGGACTCTCCTTATATCTTAAACCTTTTTGGTCAAAATAAAATCCCCAACTGCCTTCAACAGGATAGTTACGTTGTTTTTGTAAATATACCACACAATCAGGAACACCTTTTAATTCTTCAGCAGTTTTTTCACCGCTTTCAATATCACGTTCTTTCTTCTTACATCTGTAAACACATAGGATGTTATCGCATAAATTACGAATATGGCTTGAGCCTAAAATGTGCGTAGCATCCGGTGCTAATGTTTCATCTGCCATCTTACGAGTATGTGCAACCAAGAATATATGTATTTGTAAATCACGACAAGATGTAGCAAGTCTATCTATAAACAATTTTTGTTTCTCGTAATTGTCTTCAGATATATCACTCATCTTCATAAGACTGTCAATCACAAATACTTCAACTCCCAAAACGTGTTTGCCATAATACAATGTTGCTATCATATCGTCTGTGGTAGTGCTGCCTGTTTGGTCGTATATCCATAGTTTGTCAGATGCACGACTGCAAAATTTTCTAATAAAATCATCTGTAGGGTCTGTAGATTTTAAAGTTTGCTGAATCATTCTGCTGATAGTAAGTACAGCCCTCATTTCTAAACTAGCAATTAAACATTTAGTTTGCTGACCCATAAGAGCTAATATAACCTGTGAAAGCCATAGCGATTTGCCATGCGAACTTACGCCTGTTACAACCGTAAGCTCAGATGGTCTCACTCTAAAATCTTGCTCACTCTTAACAAACCCTAAAGACTTGCCAGATGATATTTCTTCTGAAAAGTATTTAACAACATCATCTGCAAACACAGAACTGTCTTTTACTAAGAACTCACTAGAACCATATTCATTATTAAAATATTGAGTAATGGTTTCTTTGCTAACTGTTAATCTATCTAACGCTTCTCCAATTTTCATTTAGCATTATCCCATGCGTTTTTAAGTTTGATAGTTTCTTCTATAGGGTCGTTCCACCTAGACTGATTAATATAGGTAGTCGTTGCTGGCACGTATCCTTCTTTCCAACTGCGAGTATCTTTCATTTTTTTAATGTGGTCAAGTATTTCATCTTTAATCTCATACAATTTTCTATTACGCCACTTTTCCTCACATTTAATTTTTGATATTTTACGAGCTGGATATATTTCCCAAAATTCTAAAAACGACTTATGCGATAGCATATATATATCTTTATCTTTATCTCTATCTTTATCTCTATCTAGTATAGAGTTTGCATAGTCACACTCTATTATCCACTTACTTAATGATTTTATTACAGAATTTACGAAGTTTATAGGGTATCTTAACCTATAAGCAATTGCCTGGTCTTCAGGTAAAAAACCATCATATTGACTAGCTAAACACCATAGTTTTATTAAAATAGCTTGTTGGTCGTGACTCATTGCATTAAATTCATAATCCTCTAATAAGTCAATTCCATATAGTTTAAACCATGGCATTTTCTTAGTTTCATCTGCATAGGTCTTAGGTTTATAATGCTGAAACTTATCCCAATTCTTGACTCTGTATTTCATATACTCTCCTTAAAATAAACATTCTTCATAAAGTTCTGTTACTGGCACAACTTTTGCTTTAGGCAAAATATGGAGCTTGCAATTAGGTCTTGACTCTAAAAACCATTTAGCAGATGCCTTGTTACTAAAGGCTCTTAGCGGTTTTCCGTCAAATTCATCTAATATAATGTAACGCAATATGTCCATGGAGCAAAACACTAACATAGGTAAATTCTATATGCAAACTATTTTTTTTATAGAAAATACTTGACAGGTGTTTTTTATGGGTTTAAAGTGCATTTGTCAACTTTAGGAGAGAGACATGAAAATTTCAACAATGATAGTATTAGCAGTAGGTTTCTGGCTTTATGTAGCCTTTTGCCTTTGGGCTATGGGTAAGTTTGCAGGTGCAATATGAATAAATACTTATGGCTATTCCTTTTTGTATTTTGGGGGTATATAATATGGCGAATGGTTTAGAACATATAGCAGATATTCTTAAACGATTGAATGACGAACTTAAATTAGATAACGACAAATGGGAGAGAGCAAATGTCACAACAACAACATTACGACCAGGTGATGATGGAACAGCACCAGCAACAATTACAACAACAGGAGAGAAAGATGAATTATAACGAACTACGTAAGATTAATGTATCAGACCATATTGAGAAAAAGAATGGTCTATCATATCTATCATGGGCTTGGGCTGTAGACACGCTTCTACAGCAAGACCCAACTGCTACATGGACTTATGGTGAACCTAAACAATTTGGTGAAACACTTATGGTGTTTTGCACAGTTCACGCTTTTGGTAAATCTATGACAGCTCAATTACCTGTGCTTAACTTTAGAAACCAAGCTATCCCTAACCCTGACGCTATGGCGGTTAATACAGCTATGCAACGTTGTTTAGCTAAAGCTATTGCGTTACATGGCATTGGTTTATACATCTATAGCGGTGAGGATATTCCAGAGTCAGAACAACCAGCTTTAAAGGCAGTATCTAGCAAGGACTTTCTATGATTGAACAACGCACAGAAGAGTGGTTTCAGCAAAGATTAGGCAAGGTGACAGCATCCAGAATATCGGATGTTATTGCCAAGACTAAAACAGGCGTATCTACATCTCGTCAAAACTACCTTGTCCAACTTGTATCAGAACGTCTTACAGGCAAGAAAGGCG